TTCAGGTTGTGCTCAACGACTTCTTTTTGCAGCAAGAAGATGGCTGGCATCACGCCCGTTGCGAGGAAGAAATCAAGGGTTACGCAGCCCGCGCTGACCGTGCTCGCAAAAATGGCAAGAACGGAGGTCGCCGCAAAGCCGCGCCAGCTAAGGCTGAAAACCCACTGGGTTCCCAGTCGGTTCCCAGTGGGAACCCAGAGCTAACCCAACCCCTAGCTAACCAGAACCATAACCATAACCAAGAACCTATTGTTCCTAACGGAACAAAGGCGCCTGCGGCGCTGTCGGTCAGTGATCTGGTTGCTGATGGCTTGACAAAAGAAACCGCGGCCGAGTGGGTAGCGCATCGCAAGCGCAAGAAGGCATCGCTCACGCCGAAGGCTTGGGGTCAGATCAAGGCGGAAGCCGAGAAGGCTGGCTGGGCGATTGAGAACGCCGTGCTGCACTCGCTTGCCAATGGGTGGACGGGCTTCAACCACGACTGGGTGCGTTCGCGTGGTGGCCAGGCGGCTCGCCCAAGTGCTCACTCCGGATTCGGTAAGGTCAACTACACGGAGGGCATCAATGATGACGGCAGCTTCAGCTGAGACCATGGGCAACATGACGCATGTGTTGGCTCAGTGCGCAGTGCTCCCACCAACCGACCTGGGGTCTGAGACGGTCGCATGCCCGGCGCATGGCGAGTACTTGGCAAAAGGCATCCGCCACAACATCGGCAAGCTAACCCGCGAGGTCTGGTCAAAGTGCCCGACATGCACGGAGGAAATGGCGCTTGACGCCGAGCTCCGTCGCATGAATGCCGAACAGGCTGAGCAGCGCGCGAAGATTGAGGGCTTGCTTGAGCTCGCCGCCATCCCGCCACGGTTCATTGGTCGCACGTTCGATAACTACCGCGCAGAGCAGGGCACCAAAGCCTTCAATGTGCGCGACATCTGCCAGACCTACGCCAAAGAGTTTGACCGCAACCTGAAGACCGGCGCGTCTCTGGTGTTGTCTGGCAACCCTGGCACGGGCAAGAGTCACCTTGCCGCGGCGATTCTGCAGGAGATCCTGCCAAGGCATGTCGGCGCGTACGTCACCCTGATGGACCTTATCCGCAAGCTGCGTGACACATGGCGCCGCGACAGCGAGATGAGTGAGAGCCAGTTGCTGGCCAAGCTGCAGCAGATCCCTTTGCTGGTGATCGACGAGGTCGGCGTGCAGTACGGTACCGACGGCGAGCGTTCGATCCTGTTTGACGTCATGGACCGCCGTTACCGCGAGGTCAAGCCCACGATTCTGATGACCAACCTTGGCAAGGAAGACTTCCGCGCCGCTGTTGGTGACCGAGTGTTTGACCGCCTCACGGAGGTGGCTCGCTGGGTTCCGTTTGATTGGCAGTCTTACCGCACTACCGCGCGCAAGGAGATGCGCGATGCGTAAGCACTGCAACTACGAAGAGCTCGAGGCTCATCGCATTTTGGATTTGGTCAAGGCTGGCGTGAACGTGCCAGAGTCGACCATTTGTTGGGCGCTGTTCGTGTTAGGCGATGGCGTTGGTTATGTAAATTTTGGAGGAAGACTATGGATGCCTATCGCGTACGCATGACGGCTGAGAAATCGGAACTGGACGCAAAGATCATCAAGCTGACCGACTTCATCGGGTCGGGGATCTATCACACGCTTGAGCATCACGACCAGTACCTGCTGCGCCGCCAGCTGCTGGTGATGAACGAGTACTCAGACATCTTGAACCAACGCCTTGAGCGCTCATGGATCAAGCATGAGTAACGCCAAGAACATCATCGTCTGTGGAGGGCGAGACTACAACGACATGCGCGCCGTGTACGCAGCCCTCGACAAGATGGCTGCCAAGAGCGAAATCGCCATGATCATCCAAGGCGGGGCTGACGGCGCTGACAAGATGGCTTTCGCGTGGGCATTCCAGCGCTGCGTGCCATGTCTGAGCGTGCCGGCAGACTGGGGTCAGCACGGCAAGGCTGCTGGCCCCATTCGTAATCGCAAGATGCTTGAGTACGTGGTTGATGGTGTGGTCGCATTCCCGGGCGGCGATGGCACGGCCGATATGGTGCGCCAAGCCAAGGAGGCTGGAGTGCCAGTGTGGGAGCCGTACCGTGGCTGAGCTCCTGATGGTGCGCCTACCTACAGGCGGCTTTGCTCCAGCGACCGACGAGGATGCCGAAGCGATCCGCAAGATCAAGGCAGGCTCTATGGTCCGCTGTGAGGTCAAGCAGATCCGCAACTACAAGTTCCTGCAGAAGTGGTTCACGCTGGCTAAGTATGCGTTCGACATCTGGTCCGACACGCTCGAGCCGCAAGAGTACAAGGGTGTGCCAGTTGAGCCGAACTTTGACCGCTTCCGCAAAGACTTGATCATCCTGACTGGTCGCTTTGATGCGGTCTACAACGCCCGCGGTGACGTGCGTGTTGAGGCTAAGTCAATCAGCTTCGCTAGCATGAGTGAGCAGGAGTTTGAGCAGCTGTATTCGGAGACGATCAACGTCATCCTGAAGAAGATCCTAAACTCCACAGCCATGACGGAAGACGAGCTCCGCGGTCACGTGGACAACGTCCTGCACTACGCTTGAACTGCAATGCAGTAATTCATTGCAGTTAATCATCGCGCGAAACCGATAGCGTGATGCTATAAACGGTTCCAACGCAAACATTTTGTTGGAACCGTATGCTCAAACACGAATTTATCAAGCGCGTAGCGTTTGTCTCTGGCCAGTCCGCTGTGACTGTCCGCAATGTCATGGCTGCTGCCACGGCTGTCACCAAGAAGGCTGTCTCCAAGGGTGAGGACGTCATGCTCTGTGGCCTTGGCAAGGTAAAGGTAACCAAGCGCGGCGAGAAGCGAGCTCGCAATCTTCACACTGGTGAGACTGTCATTGTGCCGCCTCGTAAAGTGGTGACGCTGCAGCCCAGCACCGCACTGACTCAGGCCGCAAACGAAGCCTGATGACGTACGCGTTCTCTTCGACTGCTGCTGTACGCAACGTGCGTAGCAAGTACGGCGCAATAAAGACCCAAGTGAATGGCTTCACTTTTGCAAGCAAGCGCGAGGCCGCCAGATATGTCGAGCTAAAGGCTCTGCAGGGTGCTGGACACATCAGAGATCTGTCTCTGCAGCCTGAGTTCGAGATCATCCCCGCGTGCGTGATTGCCGGCAAGAAGTGCCGCGCCATCAAGTACATCGCCGACTTCTCCTATGTTGATCACTTGGGTGAGCGCGTCATTGAGGATGTCAAGGGCATGAAGACACGTGAGTATCAGCTGAAGCGCCGCCTTATGAAGGTGGTGCACGGTATTGAAGTGAAGGAGACCAAGTGAGCTCGCGACCATCAGCATTGGAGCGCTTGGGCGTTGCCATGAATTCATCCGACCTGTCGCTGGACTTTGACCACCGCACAGATGTCGACTACGTAATCGCGCTAGGGATTGCCGAAGCGCGCAACAGCCAAGTCGCAGCGCCGCTCATGCGCCTGCACACCACCACGTCAAGGCTGGCGCTCAAAGATGCCTACAGGGCTGTTGAGGCCCTGGTCCGCCGCCTTGACTCCAAGCTCAACTGGCGCCTGTCTGGCCAAGCTATCCGAACCGTGGCAGAGCGAGCTCTTGCGCATCACATTGCACCGGTCTGCCCACACTGCAAGGGAAGGGGGTTTGAGCTCCAAGAGAATTCGCCCGTGCTGTCGGCCAAGGCATGCAAGCACTGCCACGGAGACGGCCGCCGCCCAGTGCAGCGCAAGTACCGCGATGAGATCACCAAGCTGATTGCCGCCCTCGAGGCGATTGACAGCGCAACGGAGCGTGCTGTGGCGCGATTAGTAAGATGACATGTATTGCGTTTGATGGACACACCCTTGCGGGCGACAAGCAAGCCACGAACTACGAGTGCCGCAATCACAAGGTGACCAAAGTGTTCAAGCACGAAGGCCACTTGCTTGGTGTCTCTGGCAAGGCAGATTTCGCGCTGCAAATGCTGGAGTGGTTCAAGAATGGGCGAGTCAAAGAAGAGTTTCCGGCTGCCAGTGATGACAGATACGGAACTCTGTTGGTTATCACGCCAGAGAAGAAGATCCTGATGTTCACGGAAAGCCCAATGGGTGTTCCGTATGAGCAGGAGTTCTGCGCCATCGGCTCTGGCCGCGACTATGCGCTGGCCGCCATGCACCTCGGCTACGACGCCAAGAAGGCTGTGGCTGTTGCCTGTCACTTCGACGTGAACTGCGGCAACGGAATTGATACGGTGACCCTATGATCGGTATTCCAAAGACAAAGCGCGAAGAGAATGCGCATTACCGCGCTATGGCGCGAGATCAGGACTGCATGCTACTCGTGCCGGGGACGTGCACGTTTGACCGCTCCACGGTCGTTTTGGCTCATTCCAACTGGCACGACAAGGGTGCTGCACGCAAGGCATCTGACTTCTACGGGGTGTGGGCCTGCTACGGATGCCATTCCTGGCTTGACCAGGGAAAAGCGCTCGAGGCTCAGAAGAAAGCAGCATTCGCCCATGGCTTGAAGCGCATGGAGAAGGAGCTTGAGAAGATCGTCGCAAATCAGATGGGCAAGGCCAAGGATCGCGACGCTGCTTGGTGGGCGTTAGAGCGCATCAGGGCGGTAGCCACGCAGTAAGCGCGGCAGAATCTCGTGCGTTGGCAGCGAGGTGTGCGCGTAGACGCAATAGCCTCCGCTCATTTGGCGTCGGGTGTACACATGCTCTAGCACGGAAACCGTCCTTGCTGGACCAAGCTCTGGAATGCCAATAGGCTTGTACTCAAGAACCACGTGCGTTGGCGCTGTGTTGCTGACGAGTTTTCTGGTTCCATCGGCTGGTCCGCCTAAGAATAGGTATCCTGTTGTCATGGGTCAGTCCTGAAACTTTGGCAGTCCAGCCCAGTGCGTCCAGTCATCTGCCTTGCGGTAGATGCTCAGGTGCGCAACGCCGTACTTGCGGTTGATGAGCAAGAGCTTGACGCCAGAGGGTGGCGCCTGCTCGGTGATGGGAATCCAGCGCACGGCAGTGTCTACCGCGGCGGCTCCGTCTGATGTGGTTTTGATGGTCATTGTTGGCCCCTTGCTCTGATGGCGGCGGCGCAGTGTTCGGCGGATTCGGACAGAACGGCTATCCGTTCACACGCCTCGCGCTCCAAGCGCACAGCCTCATTTACGATTGTGGCAATCATCGTGGCTTGATTGTCATGGCTCTTCTTGCTCAGGCGAGGGAAGCCAAGCTGCTTGCCTCGCATAATGATTTCTTCTTTGGTCATGGCGTTTGTGTTGTTAATTTCGTCCGCACGCTGCGAGCGACTGCCCCAGCCAGTACGGTGTAGTTCTCTTCGCACAGCTTCACAATCTCTTCGCGTCCAGCCGCAAGGCCAAGCGAATACCCGTTGTGCATCGCTGAGCCGAGTAGGTCTTTGAGGCGAGCCTCAACAGTGTCAGCCTCTTCGGTTGTCACAGCGACACCGAGAAGGCTGGCGTAGTGCTGAGCCTTGCGCCAGTTGTGTTCGATTTCCTCGCTCATCGTGGCCCCACGCGAACCAGTCGGTATCTCTTATTATTGATCTTCAGGTACAGGCCTGCATGCCAGAAGATTTTCGGCGATTGCCAGATCAGTGCGATTTTCATGCAACCTCCGTATCTGTGTTGTAGTGGTTGAATTTGATGCCCATTTCGGCTGCTGGTCCGTAGCCTTCAATAAAGGTGTCGTCGTCGCACAAGCCACGCACATGCATTTGAGCTAAGTGCTCAAGGTGCTGATCAATTGTTCGGAAGGGGAAGAAGCTCTCGCGGAACTCCTTCATGAACTCCTCGCCAAATTTAGATTCGTCGACAGTAACTTCGACTTCCATTGTCACGTAGACAGTCTTTTTCATGCGTACTCCCAGCGGATGATGAGGCGTTTGATGCGCAGCCAGCCTGGCGATTTGAGGCACCAGCTGATGCGCTTGCCCTTGAGGCTGATCCGCCAAGGCGCCAATGGCTTTGGCTTGGCGGTGCGTTGGCAGCGAACAGGGCAGTCGCGCCCTTGGTTGCAGTTTCCGTATGCGTCACAGCAGTTCATGCGACATTCTCCAGCTTCACCAGACCGAGCCAGATGACAAGGCGGGTGTACCAGGGCAGACGGGTTGGCTCGCTGGATGGCTCGGGCTGAGAGCGGCCAATGAAGGGGTCTGTCTTTGGCTTTTTGAGTTGAGCTGCGTACCAGGCTGTGAGCGCGTAGACGTGCACAGAATGCTTTCCAGTGCGAGACGGAGCCTTGCTGATCACGGTTACGTGGTCGTGTTTGATCAGTTCGCGAGTTGCCTTGTAGACTTGCTGAGGATGATGTCCAGCATGAAGCTCCTGAAGCTGACTCAAGGTAAGGCGCTTGCCGCGCAATGAGTATCGGATGTCGCGGCGCAGCTTCTTGTTGCGTTTGGCTATGTCCTCTTTCTGTAGGCGCTCGCGCTTTGCGATCTCTTTGGCTTCAAACTCAAGCAGCTGTTGAGCTGGTACTGTTTCTGTATCGGTCATTTTGGTTCTCCACGGTAGGTTGAATGGCTGTCACGTACGTTGATCTCAAGGTTGTAGTTACCCAGAGCCAGAGGCTTGAGTGGCTTTGTCTCAATGGTCAGCACAAAGCCTTCGGAATACGCAAGCTCAATGAGAGCCTGCGCACGGCGAGCAATGAGCTCCTGAATTTGTTGGCGTTGGGTCATACGGTTTCCTTCTTTTGTTCAGCCCACCACGCACGCATCTCGCGCACCTTGTAGTAGGTGCGTGCTGGCATCGTTGGTGTGCTCTTGTGTTGTAGTTCAAACTTGGGTGCTGTCGGCGAGTTGCTGAGATAGGCCTGAAGCTGGAAGCGAGTGACCCCGAACTCTTCGGCAAACTCGGCGAGCGTCAGCAGGCGGTTGCGCGGACGAGGAACGCCGCGGATAGGCATTCTTCCCATCGTCATGGCGCCGCCTGTTCTGGCGCAGAAATTAGCGCCTTGCACTTGCGGATGCAGGCGTCGCAAACCCAGCGGGCTTGCTTGCCTTCTTGGCCGTTGCTAAAGAGGCGGCCAGCTTTGTCTTCTGGCTTACTGCAGAATGAGCACTTGCCTTTGACGCGAGGCTCAGGCTTTGGTTCGTTGAACTGGATTACTTCGGCGGTCATGCGGCGACTTCCAGTGCCTTTTCGGTGATGATCGACAAGTCCATGCGCGAGGCAAAGAACCCGTACTTCTCTTTGACGTGAGCTTCAATCTCGCCGCGGATGGTCGACGCGCGCTTTGTCTTCGCTGTGTACAGCGTGTATGTAATGCGGTTGCCCCAGCAGTTGTCGCCCGTGTACGAGTGAATGCTCGGCTTGTCCAGCTGAGGATGTACGTAGTTCTTGCTGCGCGACAGCGTCGTGAACGAGTGGTCGTCGATGACCAAGTAATTCTCGTTTTCGGCGAGCACATTCACCTTGGTGAGCTTGAACTCATTGCGACCTTCAATGATCCCTGATGAATCTGAAATCTCGACCCTGTAGTGGTTGATAGTGGTCATGGCTTTGGCTCCTCTGCCAAGCCAATCCACTCCTTGTTCTGCGAGGCGAACTCGTAGTTTGGCTCGGCCATGGCCACTGTGCGGTTATCGGCGGCACACCCCCAGATGCGGTCGGTGGCGTCAAAGTAGCTGAACAGAAACTTGTCGCCTGGGTATGGCTTGCCAGTCTCAATGTCAATCTCGCGGGTGAAATACACGCCACTGCGCACAGGCAGAATCTCTGGCGGGAATGTGGGCGTCAGTGGCGCATTGGGGTAAAGAACATTCATCATTGGCGTGCCTTTAAAGTTGTGTGTGCTGCTTCGATGGCTGAGCGCAGCCATGGCGAGATGCCGCCAGAGGCTTTGGCGAGCTCGTCCAGCATTCGCTTGTGCTTGGGGGTGATGGCTGCATTCAGGCGTGCTGTGCAGTTCTTAGCTCCGTCAATAGACGGGCGACCAGCTTTGCGTTTAGTGTTCATTTGATGATCTCCGCTTTGATAAGTTCATAGGTCTCTGGGTCCCATTCGAGACGCAGATTCGGTGTGGTCTTGCTGGTCTTCTCCCAGTCCATGCGCATCTGGCGCACGAGCTCTTCGCGCTCTGGTTTGACGCGGAAGGTGTGGTAGTGATCGAACTGGTAGAAGCAAGTGACGTTGATCCACTTGATGCCAGCGGCGTGTTGAACCTTCTTGCCTTGCATGAAGGCAGTGACGGCTTCGTGTTTGCTGAGCTCCATCACAGGTACCTCATGCCAATTGAGGCTGCGTACTTGCGAGAGCCCATGCGGTAGATCTTGGTGACCGACTCGTGGTTGAGGCCAAGGTGGTCGCACAGCGTCACGAAGCGCTCGCACTCGGGGGTGAGGAACCAGGTGGCGCCATCAGCGCATGCGCGCGAGATCAGCTGGATGGCCAGCTTTCCCTCGGGGAATGAGCGCACCCAGTTGGGCGCCATGCGGAACAGGATCTCCCGGAACTGCGGCTCCTGGGCGTATAGCGCCTGTGTAGATTTGTTGGATGTCATTGCGGTTAGAAAAAGTTGATCGAGTGAGCAAATGTTGCATGCCGGGCCATAAAAGACCCGGCCATGGCTTAGGCTGCTACCGTCTCTGGGAAGTAGATCTTCCCGTGGACACTGCCGCCTTGCGCATTCAGCTGAGCCAGCTTGGCTTCAGCCTCGGCCTTGGCGCCTTCGCCGCTGAACGTCTCATAGCCAGTGAAGTGCAAGCCTGCGTACTCGGCGACCACAATGCGGCCTGCGTACAGGTGCTTTGGGATGCTGGCTTCGACGGCCTTATTGTTGAGCTGGTGAATTTGATTTAAGTCATGCATGGAAATGCTCCGGTGAGTTACTGAATGACCTGGTCTTGGCGCGCAACGCGTTGGCCAAATGACTTCACCAGGTTGTTAATGCCGCACAGAAAGTCAATCTGGCTTTGTCGGCGCGCATTACGCTCGCCGTTGACAATGTCGTTGAGCTCGATGTCACCAATCTTGGCGATACGTGCTGCGGGTTGTAGATCTGCTGGTTGAATGTTCATGATGCTCTCCTGTTGTGGACCTAGAGATTGTTGCACAAAAAACAAGATGTTGTCGCATGAGCAAAAAAATATTTATGGGCTTATTGAAACTTGCCTAGCTCAAGCTTGAGCTTTTCGGCGCGTTCAATGTGGTCGTCGATTTGTTTTTGAAGGGTGGCGCGTGTCGCGTTCTCAATATCACTCAAGATGCTCTGTGGAATGGCAACGCCAAACCTTCTGCAGTTGGCAATAAGTTTTTCGGTGTAGCGGCGCTCTTTCGGATCTTGGGCGGCTTGTTTTTTGATGCACTCTGTCAGGTGTTTAACCGCCAGGGCTGCTGCCTCCTCTTCGCTTCGGCATGGGATGACGTTGATGGTTCTGCTGTCTGAGTAGCCGTCGCGGGTGCGCTGCTTCACGCTCCATTTAATTCCCTTATCCCATCCGCGTGTCGGTTGTAACGTCAGTAATCCATACCCGTCGCTGCTTGGGTAGTTCTCCACCGTCTCGTTGATTGGTATGATTTCCACGGCTCGGCTATACCACTCAAGGCTCAAGTAGTGCGTAATCTTTCCAGCCAGATAGTCGTCAAGCAGGGCGAGCTCTTCGTGCATCTTGATACGGTCTTGTCGTGAGCGCTCCTCGCTGTCAAATGCGCGCCGCTCCTCTCGCAGCTTGTTGAGTTCTGCCCTGAGATCAGTGAGTTTCTTTTCGGCTGCTGCCGTCTCTGCATCAAGCTTTGGCTTTGGTGGCGTGCGGAATGCCTGCTTCCAAGTCTCAATATCGCTACGATAGGTATGGCCGTATTCGTCTTCAAGAATTGGCCGCACGATGTACTCGCCCATGCTCTGGGTGACGAATTCAGCCTCTTCCCCGTGTTCGTTGTAGACGGTGTCGCCCTTGTTGAATGTTGTCATTTCAGTTCCTTGTAAGTTGGTGGGTTTGAATAGCGGTCGTGCATTGCCTTATCACGTGCCGCAGCTTCCTCGGCTGTCATGCCTTTGACGGTAGCGGCTTTGGGCTTTGGCGCGCGGCGCTTCACTTCAGTGGGGGCCTCTTTGCCGGCCTTGCGAAGGCGGTACAGGCGCTGATACTCGCGGCGCTGGTCGGCGGTCTGGCGCGTAGCAGGCGGGCGAGGGCAGTCATCTGGGATGCGCACAGCCACAAACACGGCTTGCTGCTTCTCTCCGTATGGCTCAACCCAGTGCGAGATGTAGACGTCTGGCATGCGCTTGAGTGCGCGGTACAGGCTGTGACCCTTGCCTGGCACGTGCTTGCTGATCTGCTTGAGCGTCATCCCTGCTGGGTGATTGATCAAAAGCTCGCGCAGCTTCACGCGGAACATGCCGCCCATGGACTGGCGTTTGCGCTTCACCTCGGTCATTTGCAGCCTTTCATGTACGCGTTGATTGAGGCTTGACTGCGCAGCGATAGCACTTCACAGTCTTTGCGCCAGACGTTGACGTCCAATGCGACCGTGATAAACGCAATGGCGCAGATGATGTAGAGCAGAATGCCGGTGTCCTCTTTGAGCAGGGTGAAATCGCAGTTCATTGTTTTTGTCCTCGTTGTTTGACTGGGTTGAATGTGCCATCGGCGAAGCGACGGAACAGGGAGTGGTTCTTGGCGGCGGCGCGGTGGTCACTGCAGCTGTTGGCCATGACAAAGAAGGCGGTGTTACCCTCCT